AGATACTTATCTTTTTTATCATAGAACTTTGATACAAAAAAAGTTTGGTCATCTCCATCTCCATATGTAGAGTTATAACTAACAGTTAGTTTCCATCTTGTTTGAAATAATGATGTAATCCAATTTTTGAACTTAATCCAACTTTTTTTCATTTTTATCTTGTTCCTGTTTCATAAGGGAAATAAACTCCTCGATATATTCTTCGAGTGTCATTCCTCTTTCAGCTGCGTGCTGTCCTGCTTTGATTAAAAGTTCTTCTGATATCTTAAACTTCATGCCATTCTTTGCCTTGAAAAAGCAAAGCTTCAGCTTCTCTCCTTCGTATTAAGCCTTCTAGCACTTTGCCCCCTGCTTTGTTCCATCTTTTAATTTGTTCTGGAACGCCGTCGAAGTCGCCTGAGTTTAATACTTTAAGCATTGTAGATGATTTAAGATTAGTAGGGCCTAGATTGTATACCCATGATACTAGGGCATCAAACTGGTTTTGTGAGAGTTCCACAGTTACACATTCGTTGATATAACTTTCATACTCATGTAGTTCTTCAACTAACATTTCTTCTGCTTGCTCTTTTGTGATTTTCATGCCTTCGACTACGCCTTTAATATGCCCATAGCCTATTGTCCATACGCCGACTGCATCTTGATAAGCTGTTAATTCACAACCTTCAAATTTTTTAATTAAGGATAAACCCTCTTGTGATATATTCATATTTTCTCCTGATTGGGGGTGTTTTTCACTCGTGAGAAACAACACCCCGAAAAACTTGACTTTCTATGTCAATGGTATTATGCTAAGAATCACGACACTGCTTCCGAATGAAGCTAGAAATATCTGATTGACTGCGTGGCAAAATTCTCCATTTTCACATACAAAATCACGAACTTGCAATATAATTGCTTTCATTTTATTTTATCTCCAAGATTTTCCTCTTAGAATTCGGAGTTCGTGACAGAGTAATCGTCAGTAATCCATCTTGTAGATTTACTTTATCTACTTGTAAGTCTGCGTTTAGAATAAATCTTCGTTCAAAAGATTTCAGACTTAAACCTTGATGAACAAAACGCTCATCACTGTTTAATTTTTGTTCTTTTTTCCCTTTTAAAAACAACTCAGTGTCGTCCTGAATTATCTCTAATTCTTTTTTATTCCAACCTGGCACAGCAACTTCTATACGATAATTGCTACCACTTTCAATAATATTGTATCTAGGATATGCTGTTTCCGTATAAGTTGGAAGCGTAGGCATATCTAGTCCAAGCCAAAATTTACTTAAATCAATACTCATAATTTTTCTCCTAAATTCCTTTTCAGTAAATAATTGCTTCTTCCTTTCGGTAAGAAGCGTAGGTTTATGCAAGTGATACCCATCACTCACTAACTATATTATACTAAAAATTAACCTAAAAGTCAAGAAATATTTTTTGATTACTCATCAAAATCTATCGAACCCTGCTGCTTGCAGTAGTCAAGAGTAATACTTATGCCTTCTCGTTTACCAAGACGCCAAGCGGCATAAACACTTACAAATAATATGACGATATACGCCAAATCTATACTTTCCATAAAAATCTCCATTTCATATATTATATCAAAATCCTGACCAAAAGTCAAGAAAAATATTAAGCACACTGAAAATAGTTCTTGACTTTTGCTCTTTATTTTGCTATAATATATGTATGAGTAAAAGATGGACAGACAACGAGCGTAAATTTCTCAAAGAACACTACAATACTGTTGCCATCGAAGATTTAGAAAAACATTTTGACCGAAGTGCTACGAGCATAAGGTCACAGGTAAACTATCTACGAAAGCGTGGATGGACATTTAATAGGAAAAAAGATGAGCAAAGTAATTGATTTCCCAAGAAAAACAAAAGCGAATAAACAAACTGAAACGCTAATGAAAGCACTTATTGTAGAGTGTCAAAAACTTGGTATTAACACTTCAAATCGAGACTTTTTATTTGATATGGCTTGGGTGAAAAAATTCGTTCAAGCTACAATTGATAAACAGAACAACCTCGCAAATGACCTCTGTCGACTTACGCGTGCACAGGGAGAACCGCCTTGCCACGAATAGTTTCACTCAGTATGTCATTCGAAAAAGCAATAAGAATTTTCCGAAAGAAAGTCGACTCCGCTGGTATCAAAGATGAACTTCGTCGCAGAGAGTTCTATGAAAAACCAACAAATCGTCGCCGAAGAAAACTTAACGAGAGTAAGAGAAGAAATTTAGCTCGAAGAAGAAAGGAAACTGCCGCATGGGAGAGTTATCGTCGTGCTTTTCGACATACACGATAAAGATTTTTTTCGAGAAAAATTGCAAAATTAAAATATTTTTCTATAACCTTACCCCGAACCTATCCATAAAATCATACCCCTCAGAAAAATAGTACTTGCTTTATTGATAAAAGTATGGTATAATATATACATAATCTGATGATTAAGTCAATAAAAATTTAATTCTCATATTCTCGCAACCGAAGCTAATTGTGTATTTACATACAAAGGAGCTCGTCGCGTAAGCGTAAGAGCTCACCTTGTGAATTGAACAATTTAGCGAGGAGGTTAAGAGATACTTATTATAATCATCATAAGTCGCTGAAAAGCAAAGTAAGTCTGTTCGGGCTTACATCAAATTTAAACTTCTAAACAAATTTTCTACAATTGCGCCCAATTCGTTCGTAAATTTACAACTATACAAGTCTACGCAAATTAATACGCCTATTTACAAATTGCTTCCTAGTTTCTGAGATGGAGCTTTAGCGAGGTGCTTAACCCCGCTACAAGTCCTGTGGAACACGAATGTTCTTTACTGAGGTAGTGAAGCGATAGCCATCCTCATCTTTACAAGTGATGACCATGCCATGTGACGGGTGTAAACGGGGTTCTTTCTCCACCCAAAAGAATTTTCCTCTTTCCTGAATTGTTTCTCTCAGAGCAGAGTTATTTCCGAGCAGTTCGACTATTCTTCCATTCCAAGCACTCATTTGCCTCTCCATACTAGTTGCCAACCATCTAAATTATCTTCTGCATTTACTCTCGCCCCATAAATCGTATCTCTTAGCTTTCGTAGATCGGCCTTTGGCGATTTCTCCAACCCCGCTACTGATTCATAACTAATATCCAAAAGTACTGCTAGTTCTTCTACTAATTCTTTTTTAGTTATTGGGTCCTCGCCTGTTTTTGTTTTATATACTGTTTTCTTATAGACGCCCTCTCTGCTTAGTTTGCCTATTATAGATTTTATACTCTTATTTAGAGTTTCCGCTAGTTTTTCTACTGTTTCTCTGCTAGGATTATCAGTATAAGCCTCTTTCATCATTTCAACTTCTTCGGGTTTGTAATTTAAACTCATAGTATTTCTCCTAAATTTCCTGTGTGGTCAATATCATTCATTTCGTGTTCAAACATTGTTATTATATCAGATACTTCTTGTATTGACATTTGCCAATTTTTTGCTATCTTTCTTATAGCTTCACTTCTGCTGAATCCATCAGCAATCATATCTTCAAAATCTATTTCAATGTGCATTTTAATTCCTTGACTTATTTTCAATTTATTTTCTCCCATTTTGTTCTAGTTCTAGCATCAGCACTTTTTCTTAAGTATTCTTGTATAAGTGCATCACCAGATAATTTTCTACCAAAATAAATAGTTTTACCACTAGCTAAACGCCTTTCTATAAGTCCGCTGTTATATGTTATATCCATTACGGACTTGCCATTCGCTGTATCTTCAGGTCTATCGTCATACCACATAGAATTTATACTATGACAATGTATTGCTGAAGTTTTCTCAGCCCATTCTTCTGCTTCAATAAGCAATCGTTGTCGTTCTACTAAGCTATCATACTGTCCCATCAGTCCCACTCCCAATATCCACGCTCCCATAGTTCATGGACTAGATTATCAGAGTATTCTTGAGCTGTATAACCTTCAAACTCTTCATTTGGCTCATCCCAGTCAAAATCTTCATCATCAAACTTAGGAAACTTCTCTTTAATCCTTGCTTGAAAATCTTCCCCATCAACATATTCTTCAGAATGACTACAAAAATACTTTCCATCTTCTTCGTAGGACTCAAACTTATCTACTCCAACAAAGTTGCGAAACTCATCTTCGTATGTCATTGTAGCATAGATGTTATTGCCAGTTACTTCAGCGAAGTACTCTACTATTCTTTCTACAAAAGGCACAGGGTGACACCAAGCACTATAACCATAAATATAGTTATCGCCTATATCCTCTACAGCACACCACTTCGCACCTATGTTGTTGCAGTACCAATTATAACTATCTTTTAGCCATCCATTTTCATCATACTCTAAATTCATATGAGCGAACATAGGCAACTTATCTAATTCAATTAATTCTTTTACTTCATAAGTTTCATCACTATTCCACCTTTTTCTTTGGTGTGTTTCCATTGGGAACGCTTTGTCCCATGCTTTACAGCCATCATCCAAACCATCAACTGTGATGGTAAAATAAACATGATTTGCCATTATATATCTCCTTCAACCCTATTCTCACTTCTTACAACTTCAAAACCATTAGGGTATCTAGCTTCAAGTTTCTTTATATTCTCTTTCATTACTTCCTCTGGTGTAAAACCAAGTGCCATACAACCTTGCACCCAATACCAGAGAACATCGCCAAGCTCTCTTTTCATATGGAAAATTTCTTCGTTTGTGAACTCTGTATCTGCTTGAAATACTTTTTTCTTTACTACTTCAGCAAACTCTCCACTTTCCGCCATCATACCTACGACAGCAGTCAGTAGTCTAGCTACTTGCATTTCTTCCCATCTATGTTCGCCTTTGTGACCTGTTGTGCCACAAAGTCTATCTAGCCTATTCGTAAGAAAGTATGTATTCTTACTTGCTTCGCTTGTTGTTGTATCTACAAATTTTGCGTAATCGTTAATCACTGCTTTCTCCTTCAATATCTGTTAAACTTTTCAATCTTTTCAATAATGCTTCGTATTCAGCAGTAAGAGCAGTGAGTTCTATCTGCAACTGCTCTATCTGTTCCAATACAGTCTGCATATCTTCATCACATAAACGAAGTAAATCGTTTATGCGGTCTATTTCTTCTTGTCGGTATTTTCTACCAACTCGTATTCTTGCTTTAGGAAACTTGATAATATCTGCCATTATAGCTTTCCTACTTGTAATAATAGAATTACTACTATCATAGTCCAACCAAAGCATATTAAATACCACTCTAGCGGGTCTTCTTTGTCATATGGCTTCCATATTGCTTCCAATATTTTCTTTATCATTTACCTTGCCCTCTATACTTTTTATATGAGCGTTTCTTATCTTTATTCATATTGATACTAAATGTTCCACGCCCATTACCTTGCGAGGTTTTATGTTTATGACTTTTATGTGTGTTTTGATATGCTTTACTCATCTTAGCCATTGTTTGCCTCCTTATTTACCCATTCGATTTTAATGCCTCTGCGAATTAACTCGCGAATACATTTGATTTTTTGTTTTGGCTTTACGCCATACTTATTGATTTCGTTAAACAACTCCTCTTTAGGTGTGTTTTTAAGATAAAAGTGTTCCATAGGCATATTCTTTGTTGCCTTGCCTTTCACATATTTTCTTGTAGATGGTTTAAATTTTGCTGGCATGTTTCCTCCTTTCTATTTCAGCGTGTATTAATTTATTAAATCTGCCATTTGGATGTAGTTTTAGCACTAATTCCAAATGACGCTCACTTGCGGAGCGAATTCGGTCTGCTATTATTTTCACAGACCTTTCGCATCCCTGATTGCGTCAACTACATAGTCGTAGATGTATTCAAGATACTCCTCGTACCCATCATAATAGTTGCCACCTATATTATCGTAGGCATTTTCTATAGCAGCAAGCCATAGTTGTTTTCCTACTTCATCTATATCGCACAAGTAGTAATCTTTACACTCTTTGTCAAAAGCTTTCCAATCTTGTAGATTATCTATTACTTCTTGCACTTCGAGAACACCATAGATTTTGCACTCGTAGAATTTCTCTAGCTTCTGCATTGCTTCCCACAGCGAGTGGCTATGAAAGAACATCATGCCGTCATCATAATCTTGTTGTTCACTAGGTTTATCAAACCCACTTATGCCCATAGTTTTTCTCCTTTTATTTTATTTTTCATTATGTATATTATAATACACTTAACCAAAAATGTCAAGAAATTTTTTAAGTTTGGGTTGAAAATTTTGATGTGAACTTGGTTGAGAGCGTAAAAAAGGGACTCGCGATTGAGTCCCTCAAAAAATCGTATTTTTTGATTTGTTTCGCCAGCTAGGTTAGCTACTCTACTGACTTGGCGGGTGCTACCGAAGGCAGAACCACCTAAATTTACCTATAACGCGGTGCTTGGGTAATCGTCGCGAAGATTACTACTTGGACTCTTGGCTCGTTAGATTAAGGACTTATGCGCCGCCGCCTACAAACGATATAGGATTTTTGTTTTGCTACTAAGGCGTGGTAAGTCGGAATTGTTCTTATGTTTACTAAAAACTGCTTACACCTTTCACGCACTGTTCGCGTTGTGGTCTAATTGAGTGCGACAGGTAGTAGAGCGACTACTGTTCAATCCTGCCTAATCTCTTTCTCATCTAAGAGTTGCCACTTTAAACTGCGTAGCTTTTATTTTAGTGAGTTCCACGACTGCTCACTTTTTGATTATTAATATCTGTGCTTACTGCCCCTCTTACCCTACTCTCGCCTGCCGAATCGGTCTCACGCGTGGGATATCCTCGCAGTAAGCGTTGTATCTCTCTATACGCTATTAGTAGTAGCCGTTCTTATGATAGTTCTACTACTCACGCTGTCCTCAATTAGATTATAAGCAATGCTTCCTCTAATCTCTTGCTGTGGCTCTATAAGATACTTCGCCCGAAATATACTTGACCTATGCTCACATTTCCTTGATGGGGTTGACAGCTAAAGCTGAATCTCGCCTCGCACTCTGAAATCAAGTGTTGGTTTATTGAGAACTCCAACAAACTCGCAATTACTATATAGGTTTACTACTGCGTTCTCGGCATTGCTGCTGTGACGCTGTGCAGACCAAGCATGGTTGCTCATACTAGGTGATATTATCGCTGTATCTACCCGTCTCATGCGCGTCAGATTTTTATGTTTACGAGCTAATACTGCGTAAATACTCGGGTTTTCTGCTTAGTGGAAGTTCGCGGACAGAGCGTAAGCAATGCTTCCTCTGTAATTCTGAACAACTCACAGGCGTGGTTTCCTCACTCCACCTGATTGTTTAGTCGTAATCTGGCGTCAATTACTGTTTGCATTTATCTGTTTTACTTGTGATAATGCAACTCAATCCTCAAGACTTTAAAGTTCCGATAAACTCATTTAGTGTTAGATACAAGTTCACACTTACGACCTTAACTTACTCCAAGCAAAATGTTTTCTTAGCAAAATGTTGGAGAGTACGGAATTACTGGTGACTGTATCAACCCCACTACTTAACCGACAACTCAATCGGGTATGGACTCTGCTTTTCTTGCGAGAAATATGTCTCCATACGACTTCAAACTTCGGGTGTTATGCTCTGTTACGACTCCTGTCAACACCAAACCAACTTACGGCAATGTTTTATGTGATGCCTCACTTTTCTACTCCTTTAAGGCGAGTAGACTTCCTTTGAAGTCGGCATAAGTTGGAGGATTATTTTTTGGCCGAAGCTCAAACATTTATTTTTTCCTTTATACCAACTCTGCCGTTATTCTGTTTTTTTCTTTATTTTCAAAATATAAGTATATTATACACGGCTTTTAAGGGTTTGTCAAGAAAAATTTTAAACTATTTTTCTTATCCCTACTCAGCCTTTGAGCGTAGATTTTTTACTTAGGTTTCTTACTTCTACGCTCAGAAACTCCCCCGAAGGGCGAAGCACAATTACTGTGCTTCGAGGTGTTCAACCAATGTCTGTAAGTCAGCTTTGGTTGCTTTGACAATGCTAGGTATTGTGATACCAAGTGCTGTCTCAATTCGAGCAACAAGTTCTCCTTTTAGAACAACAGGCTCACCTGCTTTAGTCACTCTAGGCTGTGCTTTGTAGACGCCTTCTCTACTTAACTTAGCGATGATGCTTCTTGCATTTTTGCCAAGTTTCTCAGCTAACCTATCAACTGTATCTCTTGTTGGGTTAGCTTCGTAAGCTGAAACCATCATGCTTACATCTTTTTCCGAATAATTTTTTACTGTTGCCACTTTGTCCTCCTTGTTGCTTAGTAATTTTGTTAATATCCATTTCATCATAATATGTATATTATACTATGAAATCTCTGTGCCTGTCAAGAACTTTTGAAGGCTTTGCCTAATTTAATTTAGGCAGGGAAGTTAGCAGTTAGTTTTTAATAGTCTACGCTTTGCGAGCTATTCCTGAAACTTCCCAAAAGAATATAAATATTATACTACTGCTTTTACTACTTGTCAATACTCTCGCTTAAGTTTTTAAGGCAAGAAAGGATAAACTAATAGCATCAGTATGAGCCATCCAAGCGGATGCGTGAAAAATAATTTCCAAAATTCTTTGCGTTTTTGCCACTTCTGTGCACGCTTTTCTGGACTATATTTTTCTAGCCATATACTTACATTTATTCTTTTTTTCATATTATATATTATACTCCGCTATTTATGAAAAGTCAAGAACTTTTTTAGGCGAAGATTGCTCCAACTGCGAAGCAAAATATTATTGTGCCTATGAACTCTGCCAAAGTTAAATTGCCTAGTTGTTCCATTTCATCTATTAGCCACGCAAGAAGCATACATAATATGCCGCCAACTACAATTGTGTATAGCATTCCCATTGCGATAGTTTCTAATATATAATCAATCATATGTATATTATACTGATTTTTATACGCGTGTCAATAGAAAGCAGAAAAAATAATAAAAAAACTTAAGCGAATTCTCGGGGGCCGGACGCGAAACCTCGCAGCGGGTGCTTCAAAAACTTTCGAAAATTTGTAAAAACTCTTGACAACCCCGACAAATTCTGTTATACTATTAATAACCTTATTATACCCGCGCAAACTCGTGCATAGACTAAGCACTTCATTTTAGCACTTGCGCGGGGTCGCTTGCTTCACTTTTATACTTAGTTTTGGCACTTATTGGCGCAGAGCTTGCCCCTGAAACCCTCATTTTTTCGTGTTCAAAGTATTCGCCAAACACCCGCGCGGGTGTGTTTCGTATTAGACCTTGATTTGAAAAAATTTGTGTTTATTTAGGCGTGCGTATTGACATTTTTGATAGGCTGTGATATAATGGGCGCGAAGCGCCTTTGCGGGCATAAAAAAAGGGGACGCTTGTCCCCTCATCTTATCTGAGTTTTGCTAAAACCCAAAGCATTGTTTCAATGTTTGCTCTGGCAAGAGATTGAACGATTGATTGCTCTACACCTGCTTCTTCTAGCATTTTGATGACCTCTTTTTTAGCTGGTCTAACTTTTTTAACATTTGTTTCGTTTTGCATAATAACCTCCTTTGAAAACATAAGAGTATTATAGTGGTGCGGGGTTGGCAAGTCAAGAAAAAAATTAAAAAATATTTTAAAAAAATTTGAGCTCAGGTGTTGACAAACCCGGGTAGGTATGATATAATAGACTCGTAAGAGTTCTAAACCCCGCTAGGGCGTGCGCAGGTAGACTGGTCATTTGTCTCATTTTGGCACTTTGGCGCTGACGCGCACATTTCAAAATTTCACTTCAGCACTTTTTGGCGCGCTGCGCGCGCGGGGTTGCTTCACATTGAGCGAAGCAACCTTATCATTTTTATTTTAAGCTTTGGGTTCTTGCATTTCTCAATGCGGCGGATTAACTCCGCCTTTGAGATTTTACGCTTGCTCTTTGGCATGATATGCTCTTTTCTGAACATCTAGCACAAAGCGTCCGGTTTCATGTAAATCTTCTTCTACATGGAACCAATCCCAGCCGCGTGCATTTTCCATTTCCCAGCCGCCAAATTTAACAAAGCTTTCAGCGTAGTTTTGTCTAACCCATAGCAGGATTAATTTTTCTACACGCTGAGCCTCTTTGCGGCTGTCAAAGGGTAGCACCCAAACCGGTATCATATGCTTTTCATAAGCTCTTCTATGGCAATTACCAGTGATGCCTATTGTATAGCTATGCTGTTCATTTGCATGGCTAGATTTTCCGATATATAAGTAAGTCATATTTGCTCCTTTTTTGTTTAACATGAGTATATTATAGGCGAATTTTAGCATTAGTGTCAAGTATTTTTTTAAAAAAGTCAATCTTTTTTTATTGTGGATAACCTGTGGATAAGTCGGGTGTAAATGAGAATCATTCGCATTTGGCGGGTCTGTGGATAACCTGTGGATAAGTCGGCCCTGCGGGGCAACCCGGCTCGCTTCGCTCGCAACAGACCAGGCCTTCGGCCTGACCCGGGTAGCTATTTAAAAAGTAGACCTTTGAAAATTTTCAGGGGTGCACTTAGGTGCGCCTGCGGCGAGGTCAAAAATTTCAGGGGTGCACTTCGGTGTAAAAAAAAAAAAAAAAAAAAAAAAAAA